ATGTTGAGGGATGCCCTTGTCGATGCTACAACCAACACCGTCGCGCAAGTTGTAGACAAGGAAGTTCGGGCAATGGTCAACCGTGCATCGGGTCGCGTTGACTGACTTTTCTAACAAGAGGTGAATACACATGCGATTGACCAGAGAACAGCTAACCGACCACATCAAGGAACAGGTCGTTCCTGAGATCAAGGAATTCTGCGACAACAATGTGGCCGAGCTAGTACGAGACAACATTGAGAAAGCGGTGGCTCCGATTCGAGAACGAACGGAGGCACTGACCACGAAAGCTATGGCCGCATCGAGCGTTCCGCAGAAACGGGAACGGGAGAAAGGGGTCGCTCTTGCTCGTTGCCTTCGTGCAACAGCCTGGGCCAAGCTCAACGACGCTGGTGTTGATGGCGCGATTAGTCAACTCAAGCGATGGGGCGATGATGACCTTGCCGACAAGTGGCAGGAGGCTCGCACCAAAGCACTGTCGGCTGGTGATGCGGCGAGTGGTGGATTTCTCGTGCCAGAGGAATACAGCACAGAACTCATCGAACTGCTGCGCGCACGGTCGGTAGTGCGTGCAATGGGTGCCACCACGATTTCCATCGCGGGATCTGGAACGCTGAACATTCCGAAGCTCACGAGTGGGGCGACAGCGGCCTACATCGGCGAAAACACGAACATCGCTGAGAGCGAGCAAGTGTTCGGCAATCTCAAGTTGTCGTTCAAGAAGCTCGCGGTGCTGACGCCGATTAGCAATGACCTGATTCGCTACAGTTCACCGGGAGCCGACCAAGTGGTTCGGACTGACCTAGTGGAAGGGATGCGCGTCAAAGAAGACCAGAAGTTCATCCGAGGCGACGGCACTGATGGTGCGCCTCGCGGACTCCTCAGTTGGTGTCCTGGTGGCAACAAGATTGCTGCTGATGGCACGGTCAGTCTTGTCAACACCTTCCAAGACCTTGGCAAATTGGTGTTGGCGTTACAAGAAGGCAACGTGCCGATGACTACCCCAGGGTGGCTTTTCGCGCCACGCACGGAGCAGATGTTGATGACCGCTCTCAACGCGAATGGCGTTCCTGCCTTCCGAGATGAGATGGCTGGAGGAACACTGTGGGGCTTCCCATTTCGAAGCACTACCAGTATTCCGATCACACTTGACACGACTGGTGCTGGCAGTAACGATGAAAGCGAAATCTACTTCGTCGATTTTAGTCAGGCCATCATCGGTGAAAGCGCATCTCTTCAAGTCAGTGCTAGTGATACGGCAGCCTACCATGACGGGTCAAACGTCATCGCTGCCTACTCGCAGGATCAGACGGTCGTGCGTGCCATCTCAGAGCATGACTTTGGAATGCGACACGACGCAGCCATTGCGGTTCTCACGGGAGTCGATTGGGCACCTGGAGACTTTTAATTAGCACTGAATAAGTGGAGAGGTTGAATCATGATCAATAGAGGATTAAGTCAGACAGCGCAGTTCTCAGTGCTAGAACACCACACATTCGACGCAAGCTGTGGAAGTGTGAACGCATCCAGCACTGGCAATGAGGTGATGGGCCTCATCGTTGATAGAGTGGGTCTTGGGAATAGCTTCAACTCCGTGAAAGCGGTGATGACGGCTGTTGGCGAGATTGGCACCACGACGGTGGATAGCGGATTCGTCGGCTTCCAAGTCAAGATGATGCACTCATCGACGACCTGTGTTGGCGACTTCAATGAGTTGTCCACCGCAGACCGTAAGGGCTTGCAGGGCTTGTATATTGTCACCAACACGACAGCAACCAGCACAGGCAATGCCTCAGGCCGGATGTCTACCGATGCAGGAATTTCAACCAGCACCGGAACAGCCGTATGGTATGGCGATCTTGGAACGTATGCGCTGACAGGCGCACAGCGATTCTTGAGTGTCAACCTGCTTCCAGAAGTTCACGCATCATCGTCAGGTGGCAGCGTGCTTCGGATCGCTGGTGCGTTGGCGTTGGGTGATGCGGCAGAGTCATTGCCGAATAGCACGTCCACCGGAGTTGTTGTTAAGACAACGGCGTAGTGAAGTGCTAGACTTTGGCGATGCGGGTGATTGTTGTCGGGAGAGCTTTAGCGTTAGCCGGTGTGCATTACAGGTGCGGTGAAGCTCTTGGTGTCGATGATGACGTAGCGGAATCTCTGATCCAGAGTGGTCGTGTCAAAGCGACTGCTCTGCGGTCAGATTCCTCAGTCCACACCGCCGCACCACCTACCCCACCGAAACATCGACAGGCGCGAGTGCGTCGTCGTGTCTCTACCGCCAAACGCAAAGGAAACCAATGAGTAGTCATGTCACTGATGCAGTAGCCGAGAGTGTGGGTGTTAATCCAGATCATCCTTGTGCAGCCCATCCGAAGGTCATTGATGGCGATGAGGCCATTGTCGAAGTCAATCCTCCGCGATCAGAAGTTGCCATCTGTGGATTCGCCTCAAGCACACGGCACCTGATTCCGTTTGATGATAAGCGTGTCGAGATATGGGGCCTCAATCAACTGTATCGACATATTGACCGCGCCGACCGATGGTTCGATATTCATCGGAACTGGACTGAAGATAACGTGGAAGGCACCGACCATCCGAAGTGGCTGAGAGAGTGCGGGATTCCGATCTATATGGTCGAACGCAATCCTGACCTGCCGACCTCCATCCGGTTTCCGATTGAACGCATGATTGCCTCGGCATCGGATTACTTCACCTCGACGGTTGCCTATATGGTGGCCCTAGCAATTAGCGAAGGGTTCGGCAAGATTCATCTCTACGGGATTGACTTGGTGGTTGGTACGGAATACGAAGTCCAGAAGGCATGTGTTGAGTTCTGGCTTGGCGTGGCCCACGGGAAAGGCATTGACCTCAATATCCCGCAGTCATGCGCCTTGCTGACTCAGACCCATCGGTATGGCTACGCGAAACACCCAGGCACGGGGCCGATGCCGAACCTTGAAGAACTGACCCTGCGTATCGATGCCTTACGAGCCGCCAAGAACAAACACATGGCGAGTGCCGCCACTCTCGACGGAGCCTTGCAAGAGATTGAATATGTGAAGCAGGTTGCCGAGCTTCGGGCGAGGGGTGCGAACATTCCAATCATGACGGAGCAGTAGAGTGATCACAGTATGCGCCAGTTCGACAAACGAACTGATCGGGACAATGGACGAACTGATGCGCGTCATTGGTGTGACCGCGAGTTCGTGTGGGATCGACGAAGCGCATCTCGCCGCGAGCCGGTGGACAGCTAATTATATCGGCCAACCTTTACATCGAGCCGTTTATTCTGAAACCGTCAAAGCCTTTGGCGGTGTCAATCTGTCTCTCTCCAGAACGCCAATTCGCGGTGTCCGTCGCGTCTTTAGCGCGACCGATACGGGTGACGCGACTGAGTTGTGCAGCACCGATTATCGTGTCGATCTGGATGGTGGTTTCTTAAATCGGGATCGCGGATGGCAGTGGACGGCCCAGAATTACTGGAATATCACCTACACCCCGATTCCGAATTCCGAGACCGCACCCTGGTTGGTGGAATACGAAGCCGGATTCCTGAATACGAGCGGGTCGAGTTCCACCGATACCGATACCTATGCGGTCACGTCAACGGTAGCAACGATGCCCCAGGAGATTATTCGTGCCACGATGATCAAGGCACGGCAGTTGTATATCAACGCCGAGGGCGTGGTGAAAAGTAAGAAGGTTGGAGACTTGGCGATTACCTACGCAACCGAAGGCACCGAAGACATGGCGACCCAGTTAATCGACCCGTGGAGGCGGTACTTCTGATGTCTGTGAGCCGATGGTTCGACATGATGCCCCAGTCGGTCAGCATTGCCCCTAGAAGCTCACTGAATGACTTTGGAGAGCCTTCTTTTGGTGCAGACGTGTCCTATAAGGCTCGTATCGTTGGACGGGCTGAGAACGTCGTAGATTGGACTGGGCAGGAAGTCTTTTCAAGGTCGCACATCTACCTCGGCAGCAACGTGAAAATCGGGGCTGGCGACCGTGTGACGCTCTCGACTGGTGATGTGGCGTCCACAGGACAAGAGATCGTGAGTCCGACCATTCTGGCAGTAAATCATGTGCCAGACCAGAGCGGATTCCATCATACGAAGATTTGGCTCAAGTAATGGCAACGAAAGGGAAGGGCTTTTCGTTAACAGGTGTGAGGAACGTAGTAAAGAACTTGAATAAATTGGAACACCTGAACGACACATTGATTGGACAAGCTCTCTATACGGAAGCCGAACTCATCATGACGGCATCGAAGCGCATCGTGCCGGTCGACGACAACCCTCTTCGATCGAGTGGACACGTCGAACAACCGACACACAAAGCAAACACGTTCACGGTGGAGATGGGCTATAACACCGAATACGCGATGTTCCAGCATGAAGATTTACATTGGGATAGAAAAAAAGGTCGAGCGGTCTCGATGAAACTGAAACATCAAGGGCGAGGTCAGTCGAAATATCTTGAAAAGCCACTCATGGCCGTGAAAGACACTATTGGAAAGAAGGTTGCAAACCGGATCTATAGAGGCTGGGTGAAAGCGAACCTTTCAAGCAAATGACTTCGACTTGCTCTGCGACGATTAGCTTTTCTCCGCACACCGATAGCGTGATGCGGACGATGGTGGCGACGTTGAAGGAGTCACACGATCCGGAATTATGCGGCTTGGTCTATGACCATTTTCTAACGTCTGCGATTGCAGTAGATCGACTCTTTCACATGGATGACAAGGGCGAGATGGAATTAACACCCTATGCGGAACTGGTAGCCCTTGAAGTGACGAATCTGGCACACTCGACCGAACGTGATACAACACCGAAGATGATTCAGGTACGCGCCTTGGATGTCATGCGCTTGGCAGGATTCGTGGCGGTCTGACGATGGCATTATTATTGACTGACATGGACGACTATCTGACGACCTCTGGTGTGACGACTGCCATCTATCGAGGGCGGCAACCGAGTGATCCGAGTACCGTGGTGACGATTTACGAAACAGGAGGATCACCTGCGGTGCATGGGATGAGTGGGTCGCCTGGCACAGCACTCGCGGAGCAACCGTCGATTCAGGTGGTGACTCGTTCGACCAGTTATTCAACGGCTCGAACAACGGCCGATCAGTGTTTCGATTTATTGGATGGACTGTATCAGACAACTATCAACGGCACGCGGTATCTGTATATCGAAGCCTTGCAGTCGCCGTTCATGCTTGAACGTGACGATCAGGAACGGACACGGATTGCCTGTAATTATCGCATTGTGAAAGACCTCACGGCTTAGGATATAACTATGGCAACGCTCATTTATAAAGACGCAAACATTTTCATTGATGGCTACGATCTATCGACGGCACATTCAGAATTAACACTCGAATACTCTGCCGAAATGCAGGACGAAACGAGCTTTGGAGATGATACGAGAATCAATAAAGGTGGTCTCCAGGTCGTCAGCGTGACGGGTTCAGGCTTTTGGGAGAACTCGGCACCGAATCTTGCCGATGATGCGTACTTTGGACTGATGGGAACAGACGACAAGGTGGTGAGTCTTTATGCCAACGGCGTGACCGTGGGCGATTCGGCCCCTGGCGGCTTTGCGTTCAAAGGCGTGATCTCGGAGTTCACGGTCGGCGGTGGTGTTGGTGAACTTCTTACATTTAACGTGACCATCGAAGGTCGCGGTATCGAGGCATAGCTTATGGCAATCGCACGAGTCACACCCTTAAAGGACGCATCCGGCACGGCGGTATCAACCTGCGGATATGGGACAGCCTATGACATCGGTGGCGTCTATGCAGGGACATCGTTATATGCGGCTCTTCATATTCTGTCGTCATCTACAGCAGGTGAAATCAAGGTGCGGATTCAAGGGTCATCATCCAGTGGGTTCGGAAGCGGGAAGTTCACCTGCCATGTGGAGTTCACTAGTGCATCATGTCGTGTGGGTGAATGGCCAACGCCACTGACTACAGCAAATGTCACCAGCACACACAGACAGTTCTGGCGAGCAAATTGGGAACCCACGACAAGCGGTGGACAGAAATTTCTAGCGTCTATGGGGATTCAATAACAACCAAGAGGAGTATAGGCAAATGGCAACAATCATTTACAAGAACGCGCTATTCGAGGTGAATGGCGTAGACCTGAGCGACCACGTTGAATCGTTGACGTTCAACTACGGGAGTGAGGTACAGGATGAAACCGCGATGGGTGACGACACCCGTATCAATAAGGGCGGTCTCAAAACCTGGAGTCTTGACGTGAATTTTCACCAAGACTACACCGCTGCCAATGTTGACGCGACGCTGTTCAGCCTGGTGGGAACGACGGCCTGTTATGAGTGGCGACCCCAGGCCATCTGCTCGACGGCAATCAATCCGCGCTTCTCAGCAATTGGCGTGATTGATTCGTATCAGCCGCAGGGCGGGTCAGTGGGAAGCCTCCTCGATGCTCCGGTGACGATTCAGTCAGCGAGTGATGTGGCACGGGCGACTGCCGCGACATAAAATTCCCTGATGAGGGCGACCGGAAAATCGGGCCTCCTGCGGTTCAAGTATCAAGTTGCTGCTTGTCTTGGCGACTGGAAACTTGAACCCGTTCTCATACTCCCACATACTCAGCGATTCAGGCTCTCCGGCTCTGTCGTATCCCGACATGAGCCGTGGGCCTCTCGCTCACCGCTAGATGTGTGGTTGGAGTTTGGGTCGAATCGGTGGGTCTGGAACGGCGTAGTTGTTGGCGAGAAGCTAACGGAGTCTCGCCTGGTTATTGAAGTCGAAGGGCCACCAAGTATTGAGAAAGGAGTGCCAGCGAATGTCTAATCCGTGGGTCGTTGAACCCGAAGAAGTCAAGATCGAACTGAACTGGACAGACCTTGAAGGAACAGATCGTCCGTTCTGGATTAAGGCCAAGAAACGTCTGTCAGTTGGTGAACAGCGTCGAATGCTGAAAAGCATCAGCAAGGTGACGGCTCCTATGATTTCGGCTAAAGCTAAGGAGGCCGCAGCACCGGAGGCTCAATTTGAGTGGACGGAGTACAGCTTCGCTAGAGCAGAGACGTATCTCTTGGACTGGTCACTGATGAATGGTCAAGACAAGCGTATGACAGTGTCGCGTGAAACACTGGAATCGCTTCATCAAGGCCTGTTTGACATTATCGACAATGCCCTCGATGAGCATGAAAGGGCGTCAACAGAGGAAAAAAAAGTGAAGCCTTCCTCGCGCAAGCGGAAGCAGACCTAAGCATCATGCGACGGATGCGTTGGTCGTGGGCTGAGTACTGTGCGCTTCCAGAAAGCTATATCGACCCATTGATGAAGATGTTTAGACAAGAAGATCGAGAACGTCGTCAAGCCTCGAACCGTAAGAGATAGCTATGGCAGTAAACGTCGGCACCATCGAAGCAAAGCTAGAGTTGGACGATAAGATGTCCAAGCAGCTAAATACTGCGACCAAGAAGATGGGCATGTTTCGTGGTGCAACCAAAACAGCACTCGGCACAATGGGCGGGTTCATTGGGGCGCAAGCAGTCATCAGTGGTGTGACGGCAGTCGTTGGTGGAGCCGCACGAGCGATGAGTGGTGCCGCGAGTTCAGCGATCAACATGAACGCCACCCTGGAAACCTCGACCCTGCAATTTGCCACCTTAATGGGCGATGCTGAAAAGGCCGAAGAGCATGTGAAAGGCCTATTCGAGTTCGCTAAGAAAACACCGTTCGAGACTGGCCCCATCATTGAAGCTAGTCGCATGATGCAGACCTTCGGTGGCGAGGCACTCAACACCAAGGCCAATCTTCAACTGCTAGGTGATGCGAGTGCTGCAACTGGCGCACCGATTGATCAGCTTGGCTTTTGGGTGGGTCGTCTACATTCACAACTCCAATCTGGCAAGCCTTTTGGTGAAGCAGCCATGCGACTCCAAGAACTCGCTGTCCTGTCTCCGAAGGCACGAGATGAGATGGAGAAGTTACAGAAAGCAGGGGCGAGTGCGTCTGAAGTGTATGCCGCATTTCAAGGTGACCTTGAAAAGTTCACCGGCGGCATGGTCAAACAGGCGGCGACGTGGGAAGGAGTCACCAGTACGCTCAAGGATGTCATTGAGCTTACACTCGCTGATGCCCTGAAACCGTTGTTCGAGTTTGCACGGGAAGGTGTCTCTCAACTGAACACCGTGTTGAGCAATCCTGCACTGGAGGAAATTCCAAACAAGATTGCTGAGGCTTTACGCGGTGCGTTCGGCGGTGACATGCAGGGAGCGGTGGCGAAGTTTGCAAAGATGGTGGTTGGTGCCTTCAAGGTTTTGCTGCAAGCCATTCGACTTGTTAAGCCTGGACTCGCCACGGTGGTGTTCACGTTTCGGGCGTTTGCCGTTGTCGCACTGTCGGTCGCAGAAGTTCTGAACCAAGTGGCTCTCGGTATCGCGCACATTATCAATATGACCCCTGGTTTGCGCGGAAGCATGGACAACACCATCTCGATTCTTAGTGAGTGGGCAGACGGACTTGATTCATTAAATGACAAACAGCAGGAACAGGTTGTTGAGTCTGGTAAGAACATCTTCTCTCAGAATGGATTGACTCGCGCCATCGACGGGACTATCGACGTCCTCGATGACATGATGGTCGGCTTTGATCAGGCGGCAGAAGCCTCACGGAACGCGGAAGAAGCGACAAGCGACATAGCAGAAGTCATCAGTCGTGAGGTCGCACCGGCCGTGGAACTTCTTACAGAAAACCAGCAGAAACTGAAAGACGGGTTGAGAGGTGCAATTGCCCCTGCGCGTGATTGGATAGCAGTCCTCGAAAACGTGGGAGGCGTGGCCGCATTAACTGAAGCTCAGACCACCACGATGACTGAGCAGCTAGGCACGGCGATGCGCCAGATGAAAGCGGCTGGAGAGGAACCAGATCAGGCGATGTTCCAGTGGTGGGTTCAAGGGATGGATCGAGCGAAAAACGTCACCGAGCAGTCGGTCGCTGACATGCTGGTGGCGTTCAACGAGTTGCACGCCCATAAGATGTTCGGCGGTGTTGAAGCTTTCGCGCCGAGCATGGGAATCGGCGGCCTCGGTTTGCCGACATTGCCGCCCGAACCTGCGATCAGTGCAGGGTCGGTGTGGGCTACGGGTTTCACCAAAGGCTGGCAAACCATCATCAAAGACATTCCGCAAACCGTCACCGACGCATTTACTGGCGGCGGCGGTGCATTAGGCGCGATCAAGGCGATTGGCTCACAGTTCGGATCGGAACTGGTTGGGAGCCTCTTTGGTTCGTTCGGCGGCAAGGACAAGGAAGGAGAAGAAGCCTCTGGTGGAATCATGGGAATGATTTCAGGACTAGCTGGCCCCATCGGTATGGCGATTGGCGCGTTAGCAGGGCCGCTCATTGGTGGTCTTGTCAAACTGTTTGGGAAGCCATCTGTCGCCGAAAGCGTTTCTAAGACAGCAGAGAAAATGTTCGGGAAAAGTCTTTCCGAAGGACTGTCGAAAGCCATAGAGAAAACGCGGGAGAATACCGCTTCAGACTTCGGCGCGATGATGATGCACATGAGCGACATCATCGAGGAAATGGGCGGCGTCGCGGCGATGGGAATGGAAAAAGCCATTCGCAGAGTGAGAGACATCTTTTCAGCCGTTGAGCAGGGTGCAATCACAACGGCCCAAGCCGCGGAGACGTTTGGCGAATCGTTTAATTTACTTGCCACCGAACTGGTTGAGTCCGGCGGTATCGCCAGCGCACAATTCGTCGAACTGATTACGCTGGCCGAGAAGTTCGGAACCACGGCTGAGACTCTCAAGTTTGTGGGTGAACAGTCGAAGATTGTTGCCGAAGGCGTTGCCGCGATTGCGGCGAGTGGCGTCAAGAGCAAAGGCGAACTTGAAGACCTCGGTCTGATGGCGGTCGCCAGTTTTGAGTCGGCGCTAGCTGCCGGAATGTCGTTCACCGAAGCGGTCAAGGCGCATGGCCCTGCCATCGACGCGGTGATCAAAGCCCAAGAAGACCTCGGCCTCACCAGTGACAACATCGCCATTCAGGAATTAGCTCGGTTCCAAGAACGGATTCAAGCCAATGCCACCCTGGTAACGGCAGTCGAAGCACTGGATGGCACGATGCTCGCCCTGTCTCGGACAGGTGCGCTGAACGCCGACACCCTAGCGGCAATGGAACGCCAAGGGCTTCGGATGTATGACAAGTTGATCAAGTCAGGCTTCAGCCAGCACCAAGCGATCATGATGATGGGGCCAGCGTTGAAGACCATCATGGAGGCGCACAACAAGCTCGGGATTCCAATTGATGAGAACACGAAGAAACTGATCGATCAAGCTCGCCAGGCTGGCACTCTTGAAGACAAACAGAAGTCAGGCTGGGCCGCTGTTGAGTCAGCGGTGCTAAAGGTGGTGAATTCGCTTGACCGTTTCATCGACCGCATCTCTGGAATCGACCGAGGGCTACGCGGATTACCCTCAGAAATTACGACGAGGATCAACATAATCGAACAGGTCAAAAAGGCCACGAGTAAATACGGTGGAGGCAATTTCCCCGGCATGGCTGAAGGCGGCATCGTGACACGACCGACAGCCGCTCTCATTGGAGAAGCTGGCCCCGAAGCCGTGATTCCTCTTGAACAACTAGGCGACAAAGAACTCCTTGATGAATTGCGAGGCGTTCGGACAGACCTTCGGAACATGCCGATAATGTTACGTGACGCGATAATTCTGGCTCAATAGCTTATGCCTACGATTACCGCGACCGTCGTGATGCAGGTTGAACTCGCTGGTGCTGGAGGAGGATGGACAGATGTCACGGCTGACACGCGCATTGATGTGCAACCTCTCGAAATCACGTATGGCATAGGCGGCTCAGGCCCACTCGACCGTGTAGCTCAAACGGGAACCATGACATGGGCTATGAACAATAGTTCATCAAACAGCGGAGGACAGGCCGGATATTACACTCCCGGCCACACGAATGCTCGGGCTGGATGGGACATTGGTATCGGCGTTCGAGCAAAGTTCACGTATGGAGGAACGGATTACTACAAAGGCGTGGGAACCCTTATCAGTGTCTTTCCAGACGCCGGACAATATCAGCGTCGAGCCGTGATTTGCACGGCTGTGGATTGGATAGACGAAGCCGCGAGAACTCGGATTCGGGGCATCGGTATTCAAAGCAACAAGCGAAGCGACGAGATTATTACCACTGTTGTGACGAACTCCGTCACCAGGCAACCAGCCGCCACATCCTACAGCACAGGCCAATCTACTTTTGTGATTGCTCTCGACAACATGAACGATACTCAGACACCTGTTCTGAGTGCCTTGGCTGACGTTACCCTCAGCGAGCTTGGCTACCTCTACGTTAAAGGTGGCACAACGGGCGGGGTTCTCAGATTTGAAGATCGTCATGCCCGTCCGAAGTTCGGAGCCGCCGTTGGGAGCTTTGATGAAACGATGGTCGATCTGTCGGTCAGCCGTTCACGGGCCGATATTATCAATCGCGTGTACGTGGTGGTGCATCCTCGGACAACAGCAGGTTCAGCGAGTGTGCTGTATGAACTGACGACAACCGATAGCGTTCCAGAAGTCGCGGCTGGTGTCACTATTCAAATAACAGCCCTGTTCCGTGAAGCTTCAATCAAGAGTTATCGCGTAGCTGGTTCGTCAATCGTTACGCCTGTTGCAGGAACCGATTGGATTGCCAATACCGCCTCAGACGGCTCAGGGTCCGTTATCACGGGCGATGTGGCTGTGACGCTGGCTACTACCGCCGCGAACGCTGTCACCTTTCAGATTGTCAACAATGGAGCAGTCACAGCGTACCTCACGACGCTTCAGGTTCGTGGAACAGAAATTGCTGATGTCAGCGAAACGGTCATGGCGGCATCCGATTCATCTTCAGCGACAAGTTACGGAGAAATCGACAGTCGCATCGACATGAAGTACGAAAGCAACGCTGGAGAGTTTGCTTCTAATATCGCCGAGTGGATTCTGAATAGTTACAAAGACCCTCGCTATGTCATCAAGAAGATGTCCATCGTCGGGAACGCCTCGACATATCTAATGACCCAAGCTCTTGCGCGGGAACCGGGAGACAAGATTACCCTTGCGGAGTCGATGACTGGCCTCGTGGAAACTGTTGGCGCAGGTGAAGTTGGCTATTTTATCAATGGATGCCAGTTTCGCGTTGAAGCTGGCGGTATCATCAAAGTGTCATGGGTCTTATCTCCAGCCGAACAGCAGAACTTCTGGATTCTTAACCAAGTTGGGGCGAGTGAAATGGGCCTGACGACGACTTTAGGATTTGCCTGATGTCGTTCTCAGATCCGACTCATCCGGTGTGGAAGCTGGCGAGGGTGTTCGCTGTTTGCGGTGTATTGCTTACGTTACAACTGCTCACCGCTACGAATTACGACCTCCGGCTCGACGGCGAAGCCGGAACCCTGGCTGGTGTGGTGTTAATTCAGACGCTTCTCGAATGGACGAGAAAATGAGTGACGATTGTATTCTTGGACCGTGCGAAGGAATGGCTCATGCTGGTGTCACTGACACGGACAGCTATCGTGATGTGCATCGGAAGGTGATAGCAAGCAAAGGGCAAGTTGAATACGAAGATCAAGACCAGAAACGCGCCTATATCAATCATGGTCGCTGGGTTGTGGATTGCCCAAAGTGTAACGGGGCAGGACTCACCAGCCGCACTATAAAAGTGGCGTGTTGTTTTGATTGCGGCTCAGTTTATACGACGGTTAGCTTCCCTCGAAATGCCAAGAAAATTGAAGACGTTCTGCTTAGGAGAACCGACGAGGCTTCTCGTAACTGGACAACAGAATCGATTAAAGAATTATTGGAAGAAAATAAAATACACGGAGTAAGCGATGGCGTGGACTAGTCCGAGAACGTGGGTCAGCGGTGAGCTTGTCACCGCAGCCATTATGAACTCAGCCGTTCGGGACAACCTGAATATGCTGGATGGTGGTCGCTTGGCGATTACCAGTCAAGCGGCTGGAGATGTTGTCTACGCCTCAAGCGCAACGGCTCTTGCGAGGCTTGGGGCTGACGCAGGGAAGTTTCTGAAAAGCGGAGCCAGTTCTGTATCGTGGGACACAGTTGCCTTCTCCAGTTTAAGCCCTCTTACCACTCGCGGAGATGTGCTGTACTCATCATCGGGAACGGTCACAGGAACACGGCTGGCAGTTGGCGCAGCAGGAACCCGATTAGGTACTGACGGCACAGATGTGAGTTGGGTGAGTCCTACTGCAACGATTCTCCAAAAGACGGCCGCCTATACTTGCACAGTTGCGGATTGTGGATTTGATGCACTCATTAAATGTCACATGACCGGAGGAGCAGCAGCGTTTGATATTGATCTTTATGCTGCCTCTGGTAATTCGGGACGACGCATCGCTGTGCTGAAAGAAACGGATGATAACCATATTGTCACAGTCGATCCGAACGGCTCTGACACCATCGCTAATGCTCCCGGGCAGACTGGCGGGTTCAAACTCTACGCTTTAGGCGATTATGTGGTCCTGACGTGCGATGGCACAAACTGGTGGGTCGAGAGCGAGCATCAAAGTATTCACGGGTTGGTGCGATTGAACGCCAATCAGACGGTGGCGACCGGTGCGTTCCGTCGCGTGAATTACGACACCACCGTCTATGACACGTTCGGCGGCTGGAACGGCGCTGGCAACTTTGAGTTTACCGTGCCACGATTTGGCTATTACCAAATATCTGCCGCAGCCTATATCGACGGCCCAAACGATTCGTCGTGTCTGACACAGATCAGGGTGTCGAATACCGAGGTTCGCTTGAATCGTTTTCAGAATATGCACGGCGGGAACCTCCCAGTTGGCGTCACGCTCCAGATAGACACTAGTGGTTATGTTCAGATCTATAGCCAGCACAATCGTGGCAGTAATACGGAGCTTGTTGCCGGACTAGCGAATACATATTTTTCAATTGATTACATCGGACAGTAACGATGCCCACATTCAAGAATAGACTTGACGCAGTAATCACCGGACGTGGTTGTGATCCACATCACCATCAACCAGATGGAACGTGCGTGTACGAACTGCAAGATGAGGGAATGGGCGATGACCCATTCATCGCAGCATGGACTCCGCCTGATGTGAGCTATGGTGACGAACCAACCATCGTAGAAATTAACGCGGTGTCCGATGCAGATGCGGAAGCGGCGAACGAGGTATATCTCACAAGTATTGCGACTGCGATGCTTGCTGATCGACGAGTCGCGCAAGCTATTGTAGAAGTTCTCTCCAGTGTGGCTGGTGAAGATGTAGAAGCCCAAGTGATCGACAGCATCAAGGCAAAGTTATAATCATGAATAACCACCAACGGTTCACCGGCATCAACTTACCTGATGGCGAGGCTGGCACTTGGAAGTCTCTGTGCGGCACAGAGTCAGCAGATATCGAAGGCATTTGGCAAGACGTGGTTGGGCATCTCCCAACAGAGGAACAGATCGGAGAAGCGAAGTGGCTGCTTGGAGGGTCTACCTTCTACGGCGGGGAGATCAAGTGCCATTCGATGGAGTCCTATCGCGTCTGGCTTCAGAATAAGTATGTCGCAGGGCCAGAGCCAGAACCACCGCCCGTTGAAAACGGGAACGGCCTCCGTCACGATTGGCGCAAGGCTCGGTCGGCGTGGCTGTATCCCGGCGATGAAGCCACATGGATTGCCAGCCATCGAATGATGAAGTGGACACCGGAAAAGATTCACCAATATCTGACGCACCCACAAGTCAAAGACAACACCCACATCATCATCTGCTGTAATACCGGAAGCCGCCGAGAGATTGGCGAGGAACCGTTTGACGGACTCAAGAATTCAAATCACGTCCAAGAGGTGTTCGACCAAGTGATCAGGCATGACATGGCTCCTATCGCTTGGTGTATGAGCCAGGAATTCTTCATTCAAACGCTTGGCCGCAAGCATGACCGCCTTCTCGATTATCTTGAACAGACGTGTCAGCTTGTGCGTGACATCTGCCACCTCGCAGTGCCGTTCAGAGAGCTTGGGGAAATCTACAATGGCTCCCACATGCCTGAGAGGAACGGCATGTTCCGAGCGATGCGTCGTGGTGCGCCGAAACTTCCACTAGCCGAGCATGAACGCGGGTTGACTGAGGTGCCAGTGGACGACTTCCGCGAAGTGGGAGGCACGGTCATCAGTGGGCTTCAGACATCATTCAAGACTCCAACTGGTGGAAAGAACCGTCCCGAAGATCAGGTCACATCTCCTGGCGGTGGACACCAGTACGATGGAGCCGCAGGATTCATTCAGAGCAATCACGACCGTATGGCGAAATACGCTCAGCAAGGACACATCTTGGAAGACCATGTCAATGCGGTCTTTGAACATTCTCTGCCCCTCGTCTATGAGGGCCAGCAATGGAAACCAACGCGCACACTGAAAGAAGCACAAGATAGAGGACGGGTGTTGCTTAAGCACGGAGCCGCCTTTGATCTCTCGTCAGGTGTGCCAGCTTAGGAAACGGGAATGGAATTATTCAACGGAAATCTTGGAGACATCATCGCGCACTTAGGTATCGGCGGTTCATTGGCCTTAATTGTGTTTTATTATGCACGGCAGGACGCGAACCGACATCGAGCAGAATGGAAGGCAAGTCTCAAAGAAGGACGAGAACTAACGGAGCAGTTGTTGACCATTATCGCGCAGAACTCAGAAGCGATTACCAGGAACACGACTGTGACCGAAGCCAGCGAACAAGCCATTCGAGAACTGCGTGCCGAGTTCACCAGCAGTCAGCGTATAAGACGGGATGCCCAGTAGTCGAGAGGTGCTTGACGCACTGATCGAGTCGGAAGGCGGATTCGTTCATCACGCATCGGATTATGGTGGCCCGACGAACATGGGCATCACGCTAGCCACGCTCCGTCGATGGCGACGTGGGCCGGTCAGTATCGATGATGTCAAGGCTCTGACCCGTGACGAAGCCCTGACGATTTATCGAGAGCAGTATTTCCAAAAGACGAAGATTGACCAACTGCCGAACACGGTTCAAGCTGCGGTCTTAGATGATGCGGTGCTGTCTGGTCCCGCCACCGCCATCAAGAGTCTTCAACGACACCTGAGAGATGCCAAGGTGGACGGGATCATCGGGCCGCAAACGCTGTCGCTGATTACAGGTGTGCCGAGTGGGGAACTTCTGACCAACCTGGTGCGGTCGCGTGTCGAACGCTACTGCCGAATCGCCCAACGCGACACCTCACAAGTCGTCTTCCTGGTGGGATGGGTACGTCGGGCGATGCGCTTTCTTTAAGACGAATCGGCTTGCTTCTTGGCGATGATGTTCTGAAGCGCGACCACGGCATCAATTGTCTTGCGTGCCGCCTCTTCGACTTCAGAATCTTCGAGGATGTCTCTTTCGAGTGCGGCCTCTGCAATCCCAAGCATCGACACACACATCTTGATAGCGGCGTCTTGCTTTTCTTGACCCTTTCTTGTCACAAACTTCTCGACCCAGTTGACCGCTTCTACGATGAACGGCAAGATCTTCAGGCCAATCGTGACCCATCCCATGATGACCTCCTAGTGTTTAGGGGAGACGAATTTCCGTTGGACGAACGTCACGATGGCAATGACCGTTGCCACTGTGACGGATAGTTGTTCGACCGTTAAGTCAAGTCCGAACGCCGCGCCGAGTGCGACGGCGACTGATACCACACCGCCAAGCATCACAGGTTCTTTCTTCGGGTTCAACATATCTTGCACCGCCTTCACAACTCGCTGTCGATGCGGCTTATCGACGCCCATCTTTTTGAGGTAGTCAGACACGCCTTGACCGATAGCCCATCGTGCGAATTTTGACTTGATTCCCATCGACATTCAC